TGATAAGAATTTATCACCATCTGGTGGATTACGAAGATAATCTTCACCGACAAACGTTGGTTTAAATATTTGTTGCAACCATGTCCCTACTGTATTTGCCACCAAATTACCTAAGAAACCAAATGCATCAACTCTCAATCCCCGTAACAATATTCTTGATCCAGCGTTTAAAGTAATATTTCTCCCTGCCTTTAAATCAATATCTTCGTTTGCCTGAACTGTGATACTTCCTCCTGAAATTCTTATATCTCCATTCTTTACAACATTAATAATAATATCTCCTTTAATTGAACTGATCTTAACACCAACATCACTAGGACTATTTTTTGAACCTGATACAATTTCTATTGTTCTCTCATTATGAAGTCGATAAGTTCCTGATTCACTTAATGCACAAAAATTTGTTTCTTTATTATCAGTTACAGCATATTGTAAGAAAACATTTGCTCCATCTTCACCCATTTGAGGATTGTTAACATCAAGTCGGAACTTCGGTCCTCGACTATCAATCATTCTAGCTTCCCAATTTTGATTTGGTTTTTCTGCCATTAGTAACCTCCTCCATATCCACCACCACCTGAAGGTGGACTACTTGGTGGTGGACTACTTGGTGGTGGACTACTTGGTGGTGTGCTTGGAGATGATGTATTATTAGTCATTGGTGATGTTGGTGTAATCGTCGGTTGACTTGATGATTCCTGAATAGTGGTTGTTGCGACACTAACAGCGACAGGGGCAAAACTTTGCTCTGGAGTATCATAAATTATTTCATGTGGAGTTGATGTATGTGCGATACCCACCATTTTCACACCTTTTGTTGGATGTAAATGATAAGGACCGTAGTAAGGTTTACCATTTACATATCCCACCAAATTATTAGTTTCAGGTCCCACACAGTCAATTACCTGAACTACTTCTCCTTGTGGTGTGAGTGGCAATCTACCGATGATTGGTTTAATAAGTGCACCGACACCTGTAGATGAAGATACCACAATTCTAGGTATTATAGTAATCTTAACATTATTTATCGGAGTTGCAGATATTATTTTTCCATTATCAATAACCAAATTGTAATTTACATTACCATCAGAGGCAGTCGTATCATCACCATACCCCGAACCACCAGTTGTTACTTTTGTATTAATAACTCCCACTGGAATATCATCAGAATTAATAACTTCATCAGTAGTAGATGACGGATAATTTTCTCCCTCAGATATAATATCAACACCAGTGATTTGACCATATGTATCAGAGTTGGGATTAAAGTCCACAATGGCTCTTCCAACAGCACCATATCCTTGTCTACATGGATCTTCAAAACTAATAACAGGGGGTGATGAGAAATATGCACCACCAGGATCTGTTATCTCAACACCGATAATACTTGCTGTTCTACTTACATCAGCAGTTACATCAGACAATCCTTCTACATTATCAACAATATCACCTAGTATAACTTTACCAATACCTCCAATACCATCACCACCAAAGAAATTCACAACTGGTGGACCACAAAATGTTTTAGTTGCACAATCAGGTTTTGTAATAGGACCACTATCTGCGCCAAGTGTATCTGCAATATTCATATTTTTAAGAACATTATCATAAGAATCTTTCAGATCAAACGATCTTTGAGGTCCATATCCAATTGAGAATTTTTTAATCTGACCTACACATTTACCACTTGATTGGTTACAACTTAACACTTCACCAACCGATTTAAATACATCAGAAGAACTTCGAAGGACATCCTGAACTTTAAAACTTTTTGGAATCACATCACTCAAACCTTTGAGAGGTGCATCTAATGCGTCTGATATGTCATCTGTAATACCATTTAACAATGAACCAACAAGTTGTTCTGTGACACATGTTCCAGTATCCACAACCTCAAACACTGCCTGTTCAATCATACCCCTTATGGTTTTATCCAATCCACTGACAATTTTACCTGGAAGACAATCAAGATTATTTTGTAAAGATGCGATCTTACCGACCTGTGCTTTTTGTGCATCAATCCCTGCTAATTTTGCCAAACCACTATTTTGAGTAGTTGCTAATACTTTAGAAAAAGTATCGTTATATAATGATTCTAAACCACCCTGAATTGTTGGAATCATGCTAGAGTACACAGATTCTGTCATTGCTGAAACAGCACCATTGGATAAATTTTGTATCTCCTTGGTAACACTAGCAACATCAGAGAAAAAATCTGTTCCTTCCTTTACACCTTTAAGTAAATTATCCAAACTAGCAGAAACATTTCCTACAAAATTATCAGCACAAGTATCTGCAGGAACTGAAAATCCTCCTAATACAGTTGAGGCAGATATATCTAATTTTTCATCATCTTTTTTATTTTCATTTTTTTTATCTACTGTTTCTGGATCTAAAAATACTACAGTTTTATCAGACTCAGTATTTTTATCATTTTCCTCCATACTATCTAATGTGCCATCAGGTGGTGGAATTTTATCTGTGTAACCTGTAAATGGTAAAAATCCCAATGATTCTGATGGTAAATCTTGCGGTACATCCCCTGTCCTACCAAACGCACCAAGTATAACTGGTTGTTGAGCTATATCTCCATCAAGAAAAAATCCAATAACGACATCACCAGGTCTTAATGCAATCGATGAAGAAAATTTTGCACCTCCTGTACCTGCTGTGACAGGCAACATCACATTCGCCCATGGTAAATCTTCATCTGATAAATCTGCCTTGGCAAAGGGATGATATCCCATAATCCGTACTTTTAATCTATTACCCCATGATTTGACACCTTTCTTAGGTGAAAGTTGTTCTCCCTGCACATTGGCTGGAGCGATCTGTCCCACCCACCAACGAAATCCGTCTTTACCTACAAAATTTGTTTTTACAAATGATTCTCCTATCATCTAAGTTCCTCCATATGTGCCAAATGTATCTCTCACCAATGTCATGGATGTAAATGACCGTTTTGCCTCAAAATGATGACATAATTCTTTTATTAAGTATTTACCACTTGTTTCCTGATCAAATTCATTAGTGTCTTCCCTAGATATTTTAGGAAATTTACAAGTAATCACGTCTCCTGCTTTCAGATCTGTATTACACGGAACTATCATACTTACATTCTGTATCATCAGAAGATTATATCTTACAATGTTTTGTCCTTGATATTTTTCAGGTCCATAATTAGTGTCTTTTGATATAGTTGTTGATGCTCCAACATCAATAATTTGTGATACAACTCTAGTTGGTAAATCATCAAGAGTTAAATTAGATTCTTCAGATATCTTAGGTAACTCTAAATCTCTCCCAAGATTTGATATTTTTTTATCTTTTCCTGTGTTTTTTTGCCCATATTTAAATTGTTCTTGAGTAAAATTAAAGTTTAGAGGATTAAAAGTTAGTCTTGCAAATGAATAAAGTCCTTTTTTTAAATTACCGACAAGATCTTGATTCTTATCAACACTATAACTTAATATATTAAAATTATTATTTCTATCCTTCGAACTTTCATTAACATCGGTGTAGGTATACTCTGCTTTTGACTCTCCATCAATTAAGGAGTCTATTGATTTAAATTTAAAACCCTCCTGTGTTTCAAAAAATACAAATCCAGCAGAAGCATCTTTTGATTTATTAGGAATAGATTTTGATGCTAAATTAATCAAAGTAGTAAATGGTTTTTTTAAATTACCGATAAAATTATATGGAAGAAGTGTATCTTCAACTTCATACATTGATTCGTCTACCTTTAACACATCTTTTAGTATTTTCTTTACAGTTTCACTTATAACCGTGTCATATCTTTTCATTACTCTAGTTGTTTCATTTGTTATTGCTGCTCTAGATACTAAATTAAGTAAAAAACTCTCCCTCTGAGTTTCTTGTATAATTTGAGTTATACTTGACACAAACAAATATTTTTTGGGATCTGATGCAAAATCTAATCCAGTTTTTTCCTCACCTTTAAAATTTTCACCTCTATCCACGACTTTCATGACCAATCTTTCACCACCCCTTAATGGCAATCCATTATATATGGATTGTTGAGCACCATCAGTTTTAGTTGCATCTTGAGGATCTTTAGGTGCAATGCTATCACCCGTGTTCATGATTCTTACCTTTGCAGTTATATTCGGCGAAAGAATACTTTCATAATAATCAATCGTGACTATACCACCCTTCAAATCAGCAGTTCTCTTTTGATCATTTGATTCTAGAGTTAATTGTTCTATAATAGATGCTTCTGTTGCTGACATATTAGGACGTTAAAGCTAGGTCTAAAAGTTTTTTAAAAATATTATCTTTTTTCACAATCGTAACTCTTCCACCTGTACTTCGTTGATCAGAATTAGCAATATTTTTATTGTTATTTCCAGTGACAATCACTTTTGGTCCTCTTCTTTCTGGTGTTATATTATCCACAGATTTCATATTTGACTGGACGGTTTCAAATGCTTTACCTGCACCCTTAATTAATTCTCTACTACTAGATTCAACAACTTTGCTGACACCCTTCACTCCTTTTTTTATATTTAATTCACTAAAATCTGTATTTGTTTTTTCTCCATTTGCATCTCCCCCACCACTTGAATTTAAGTCTAACTTCCCTGTTTTAATCTCTTCAGATTTAGTATTTACATCCTCTGATTTAATTTTTTCACTTTCATCGGTATTTATTTTTTCTTCAGTAATAAATTCATGTCCAACAATATCAACTCCAGTACCTCTCTTCTCAATGTCTTTCACCGTGTCATTCCAGTCACTACTTATACTAGTTAATGTTTTACTCATGTCCTCAACACTAGTAGTTTTTTTCTTATTCTCTAAATCTTCCTCATTTAAATTTCTTTTCAATTCTTCTTTTGGTTTCTTCTTTTTTAATTTAAGGAAATTTTTTATACCATCTGACAGATTTTTTTTAATATTACCAAAAGACTCTTTAAATTTATCAAAAGCACCGACTACCTTCTCCTTTATTTTATCAAATGATAAGTTAGAAAGCACTTCCTTTGCTTTATTAATTACATTACCAATTTGCTTAAAGAAATCTTTGACCCCATCAAAAAAATTTTTAAATTTATCTACGATATCACGTATTACCTTGATTACTTTTTTGATAAAATCCATTATTTGAGGTAATTTATTTACCACAAATCCGATTAAGAGTGTTTGTAATATACTCATTAATCTTCCAAAAGGACCACCAGATTTAGATTCTTTTGTTGATTCTTTATCTTTATTTTTATCTTTATCTTGTTGCTGTTGTTGTTCTAGTTGCAATTCTTCTTCCCTACGTTTCCTCCTTTCTCTCATCCTCTTAGAAAACTTCTTTTTAGTAATCCTAAGTCTTTGTTTTATCCTAGCATTTTTCTTTATTGATTTCCCAAATTTCTTAGTGCTATTAACAATACCTTGCATAGCTTTATCACTTTTTTTAGAAATCTTTTCTCCTAATTTTAGTATATTTGCTTTCATTTTGTTATCCTATATTAAATTGCATTTCAGTATAAAAAATACTACTATTGTCAGGATCAAACGGTGAGATGTTAGGAACAATCGTTGCAATAGCTTTTTCTCTTCGATCTCTTTTTCTGTTTTTACCAGTGCTTACATCAATAATTTCTACTGTTGGATCTGTAAGTTCTGTAAATTCTTTTTTTATATCATTTTTCTTTTCAATCCTTGTATCATCCACTTTAATCTTTTTCTCATTTGATTCAGTTGATGGTGAATAACTGGCATTTGCTTCTTTTCTAATAAGTTTTTTCTCTTCATCAACTATTTTTTGTGTTTCTTTTCTAAACTCTTTTATTAATTTTGCTCTCTTCTTTAAATCCTTCACAGCCATGATTTTTGCCCACTCAGGATTATCCATAGATTCTCTCTCATTCGTAATTCTATCAAAAGTACCCCTTACATCTTCATTTTTTTTCTTAGTAATATCCTTTATTCGTGCTTCCTCATCTTTAAATGCATCTATAGCAGCTTTTTCCTTTTCAGTCAAATCTTTTGTCTCAACAAAAACCTTTTCACCATCACGAATCACATCAGCACCTCTATCACCGACAACCTTGACAACACCTGCTTCTCTTAATTTATCTTTATTAGCTTTATTAGCAGCATCTTTGTCCTTAGTTCGTTGTTTTATGGCAAATAATACTCCTATACCAGCTGCTAATCCAAGAGCAATTAACCCTGCTGGACTTGCCAAAAATGCTAACATGGCAGCACCAATTGAGACAACTGAAGTAGCCAAACCTCCTAAAATAGCTGGTAAAGCAGATAAACCAACGTTTAATGCAAGAAAAATTCCACCAACCACGGCAACAGATCCAATTATCATATTTCTCATTTTTTTAAAGGTTTCTGTATCTCCCTCCATTAACGCTTGGAACATTTTTATTCCCTTATTTGCGATAAATCCCAAAAAGAGTGCTTTAAAAGCATCACCTAATCTCTCAAGTATACCTTTTGCACTTTTGCCGACTTTCTCTACTGGAGATAAAAGTGTAGACTTAAATGATTTTCCAACATTTTCCAAAAAATTTTCTTTTTTATTTCTATTTTCTGCTTCTTCTTGTAATCTTTGATCTTTTAAATCCTCTGCCTGTTGTCTTGAAACTGTCGTAACTTGTTCAGCAAAAAGTTTTGATACTTTATCAATATTAAGTTTAACAATATTTTTAAGTGTTGTTATTTTTCTAGCATTATTATTTATTCTTACGATCAAATTCTGTACTATTTTATTTTCTGGTTCGGACTCTAACTCATCACCATCCTTATCCTTTGTTAGTTTTTCTGCCATTCCACCAGTAATTAATCCCGAAACAATTGGCACTATTTCATTTTTCTTAACAAATTCTGAGTCATTTTTTCTACCAAAAACACTACTCGCACTAATTTTTCTCTTTTTAAATATTTCTTTTCTCTCTTTTTTACTTAAAATTCTACCTGTGGTTGGATCAACACCAGTATCCGCAGCATCCAAATTTGGATTACCTGCTATGTTAAAAAATGAATCTTTGGATATGTTTGATTTAGCCACGTTGTTTTTGTTTTAAATTTTCTTCCTCTATGTATTGTTCCAGAAGAGCAACATATATGTCTTTCTCCCATGGAATCATATTTTCTATCTCAGTTAATGAGTATTTATGATGTTGCATCAAGGCAAAATTTATTTTAAAGTATGACTCTAAACTAGTATGAGCCATACCTACTCGAAAAAAGATGATAACCCTTCTAATGTAATTTCACTTTTGACTTTAGTTTTTGGATTTGTAACTTTTATTGTGTGTGATAATTTAGGCATTGTGTCGAAAAATCTCTCAATATCCTTAAATTGTTTAGAATTAAGTTGATCTAAAAAATCAACCATCTCTTTTTTTGTACAATCAGAGGAACTCCAAGATTCTTCTTCATTATATATTTGATCAATACATGCAATAATTAAATCAAATGATTGATCAACTGTAATACCATCATCAAGATTAAAATTACTCTTAACAAACTCAGCCATTGATGGATACCTCATCCTCATAGTTAAATTATCATCTAACTTTATGTCCTTATTATGAGTAGGATCCTTAATTATTTTTATTTCATCTAATGGAATAGATACAGGAACCTTTGTTTTATTATCATCTGGACAAGTGATCATAACCTCAACATTTTCACCTACAGATTTTCCCCTTATGTTTAAGAAAAGATACTCAATATCAAAAGTAGACATTTTTTCAACTTTTGTACCTCTTGTAAGGATACAATTGTTAATTACATTTTTGATCGCATCAGTGATTTGTTTTTGATCTTCGGACTCCATCGCTATGATCAAAATCTTTTCTTCTTTAACTAAAAAGGGTCTATATTTTATTTTTCGATCACTGGATGGTAGAACCATCTCATATGTTGGTGTTGCAATTTTTGGTAATGGCATAATGTTTATAACACTTCAGTATTTTTATTTATAGTGGTTTTTTAAAATCCTTACAGATAAAAAATTTTGCGGGATTTTTTTTCCCCGATTTTTGGAATTAAAAGTTCATTTTCATTTTAAAGTGTCTATGCAAATCCTTGTCTTAGATTTTCACTCCTCTTTTTATTGAATGAAAGACTAGTCTCCTCACCAGCAATATATCTTTCATAACTAAACGTTACATTCATTCTCAACACATCCGAACTACCGTATTGTACTTGTGTGGACGCTAAGTTAATTGGAAATAGTCCAAAGAAAGTATACTCTATTTCTGATCTGTAATCAATATTAAACTTAACAATTTTTGTTTTATCACATTTATAACCTGAATCACCTCTAGGAAATCTCATACGATAGAAGTAACCTAAATCTCTCTTATCAATATCACCGTTTTTTTCAGAACCACTTGCGATATATTCCATCCAATGTTCAAATAATTTAACCATCTTATAATCTTTATCGACATAAAATTGTAATGATAATTCAGTAAAAATTCTTGTATGTGCAAATTTTTCTTGAACACCTGAAAAGTTACCGATTACATCAGTTGTTGCAAGTGAACTACCAGGTATGGATGCCTGACTACATAATAATCCAGCATTTTCTGTTATGAATCTTCTATTCACACCCTTGCTTCCAAGAAATCTAAAAAGATCTGGTGATAACCCATCAAAAAACACCTGATAATGAGATGTTTGGGCTACATTTGTCAGTATCGGTTTTATATCTGCTATTTTCTTTGGACGAACCATCTAAATACTTTATATTTTATCTTATATCTATTTAGATGTCATATAAGGGAAGATATAGACCATCCAACCCCAAAAAATACAAGGGTAACCCATCAAACATAGTTTATCGGTCACTCTGGGAGAGAAAGTTCATGGTCTATTGTGATAATCATACTAAAATACTTGAGTGGGGTAGTGAAGAGATCATGTTACCCTATCGATCTCCAATTGATAATAAAATACATCGATACTATCCCGACTTTTATATCAAGGTGAAAGAATCGAATGGCAAAATCAAAAGATACATCATTGAGATCAAACCAAAAAAACAAACGATAGAACCAAAGGTCAAGAAAAGAAAAACGAAAGGATATATCTATGAAGTATATGAGTATGCAAAAAATCAGGCAAAATGGGAAGCAGCAAAAGAATTTTGTAAGGATCGCATGTGGGAGTTCAAGGTATTAACAGAAGATGAACTAGGTATCAAGAAATGAATAGTTATCCAACCGATGATAAAGAAAATAGAGTAAGGTCTGTAGTAGATAATTTACTAGGAACAGAGGATGCTGATGATATAATGATTGAGTTAATGGAAAGTTTAAATAACACGGTGACATCATCTCCAAGTGTTGGAAAATATTATGTGTTTGTATACAATGCCAAAACTCCTAACATACAATTTGATTCCAATCCATTAGTCGCAGTGACTGATGTTTTTGATTGGGGTTTCCGTGGAATCAATCTACATATTGGTCAATACCGTAATTATACCACAAATGAACTGGTTGGACAGTTATACGAAGTCAATCCTGACGAACTATCAGATGTGAGGGAACTACCTTTTGGAAATATCACGCTAAATAACTAAAAAACAATATGGCTAAGGGAAATAGTAGGAAATTTAAAAATTTGAGATATCCGATGGCAAGGTTGGAGGAGAATAGTGACTATTTAGAAATAAAAGTACTGGAATATCAACCACCTGGATTTAAATCATCCTCTAATCAATCTGTGAGATCAAATACTAGCACAGAGAGTTTAAAAAATAAAGAAGAAATACTTGGAAAAATTTTTCTACCAATTCCAGAAGCAATAACTGATTCTAATGGAGTCACTTGGGGTTCTAATGAACTTAATGGATTAATTACTTCAGCCGTTGACATATCCACAGCTATTATGGATTCTGATAGTATAGAAGAACTAAAAAAGGCAGGAGGATCTGGAATTGATAAACTAAAAGATTTAGTTAGTGATAAAACCTCCGCTCCTGCAATAAACGCAGTCTTTGCTTCTTCAGTTGTAAATGCTTTCGGTGGTAATGTCGAGGCAAATGATCTTCTTGCAAGAAACAGTGGTCAAATTTTAAATCCTAATATGGAACTTCTATTTGGTGGGGTGCAGTTAAGAAGTTTTAGTTTTGAGTTTGATTTTGCACCTAGAGATGAGAAAGAAAGTTTAGAAATAAAAAATATTATTCGTGCATTGAAAATAACAATGAATGCAAAAAATGGTTCACTTGATGAAAACTCTTCAGGTCTTTTCATAAAATCTCCAGATGTATATCAGTTAACATACAAAACTGGGAAAAAAAATCATCAATTTTTACACAAATTTAAACCAATGGCATTAAATGGCATGGCAGTTAATTACACAGGAGCAGGAACATATGCTACATATGATAATACTTCTCCTATTTCACTTAAGATGAGTTTAGATTTTCAGGAGTTGAATCCAATTTACTCTGAGGATTACAATACAGGAGATGGTTTGGAGGGAACTGGATTCTAATGGGTTATTTTAGAGAACTACCAAATTTACTTTATCAGTCTCCGTATTCTAATCGAATATCAAGTAAAACGTACATCACAGCAAAAAATATTTTTCGTCGCATGAAAATACGTGATGACTTGAAGAATGTCTTTTCTGTGTTTAATAAGTATGATATAAGTGATGGAGATAGACCTGACACCGTTGCAAGAGATATTTACGGTAAATCTAATTTAGACTGGGTGGTTTTAATTACGGCAAATATAATAAATGTTCGTGATCAGTGGCCGTTATCAAGTAAAGAATTATACGATTTTACAGTGTCAAAATATGGATTAACTGAAATAAACAAAATCAAACACTATAAAACAAAGGAGATAAAAAATAGTCGTGGAGTAATAATCCAACCTGCAGGTAAAATAGTTGATGAGAAAAAACAAAATGGTATAACTACAGTCGAAGTTATAAATTTTACTGAAGGTTCTGGTAACTTTATACCTGGTGAGACGGTTACAGGTTCTATATCCAATCAAACTGCCATCGTTAAACTTTGGGATAATACCATACCTCAACTAAAGATATCCAATAACTCAGGTCAACTTCAAGAATCTGAGACCCTTACGGGATCATCGTCTGGTGCTGCTTGGACTATTAAAGATAGTAGTAATGGTAGTATCTTAAATATGGTAGATTATTACGTGGATTATTATGATGATGGAAATAAAACAGTAAGTGGAAACGCTGCTAGAGTAGGAGTGTCAAATTACGAATATGAATCACTAGAGAATGAAAAGAAAAGATCTATAGATATTCTTCGTCCAACATATTTACAACAATTTTTAAATGACATAAGAAATGAGATGACCTATAAGAGATCATCTCAATTTGTAAACGATAAGTTAATTAAAACAGAAAATACTAGAATAACTAATTAATTATTCTTCGGCAAGTTTCTGAAAATAAGATAATGCATCGTCATCATCCTCGTTTACGGATGATGGTGTAGTAGATACGGCAGCAGTAACTAACTCTTCAGCAGCACCACGATCAGTATCTTCCTCCTCAATTGAACTGGTTGGTCTCTTACTACCAAGCACATACTCTAGACGTTTTTTCAAGTCATCATATGATTTGAACTGATCGGTATCGACAAACTCTTTGAGGGAGTTTTCCTTTTTCCAAACAGATTCGAGTGCGTCATCATCATCAAGTAAAGGAGTGACAGTAGTGAACTCAGAACTATCATAGTTCCTATATCCTGCTACATTCTTTGCCTTGAGTTTAAAATTGGCACCCTGCCAGAAATCAAATGGATCAATCGCTTCCTCATCTTCGAACTCAGGTTGCATTGCTGCTGTGAGTTTATCAAAGATTTTCTTTCCATACTTATATAAGAATACTTTTCCTTCGTTCTCAGGATTAGCAGGATCTTTTACAACATAGATGTTACTGATATATGTAAGTTTGCGTTTCTGTTTACGAGCAGCATCCTTACCTGCATCTGTTCCATTGTTCCATAACTGAGAATTATACTCTGATACGGGATCTTTCTGACCAAGTGTAGTGAGAGAGTTTTCAATATACCAACCACCAGGACCTTGGAATGCGTGACTATACAGTTTTACAAACGGTAAGTCTTCACCATCTGGTGCTGGTAAGAATCGAATAACGGCATATCCGTTACCTGATTTATCGACTTCCAGTTTCCACAAACGGTCATCACCTGATGCTCCGTTAGTGTTTAATTTTTCGACTTCCTTAACTAACTTTGCAGTTAAAGAACCTAGTTTTGATTGCTTTTTAAGATTAGCAAATGACATTTGGATACCTCGGATTAAATTAGATTTCGTTGGATGTTTAGATTATAATAGATTAATTATGATTTGTCAATGTTGTCTTTAAGTTTTGAAATTGTTTCTTTCATACCCTCAAAGAGCAGATTCATATCAGTTCCTCTGGGGAATCCCATTAAAGGAATAGATTTTTGTAAGTTTTCTTTCATTTTAATTGCATCAGGATCATCAGATAAAGACAGACGAGTATACATAACCTTCTGTTTTTCTAACAATTCTGTCAATAAATCAATGTGTTCCACCTTTTCATCATGTTCCATATTGGGAAATTGCATTACATTACCATAAAGCATTTTCTGAAGTTCATTGATCTCTTCAATTTCTTCTTGAATGATTTCTGAATCAAAAAATTTACTCATTTACAATCTCTCTTAAAATTTTTTTATATTGGAACACATTTATATTTAGGAAGGGAACATACTTTTTCATTTTCATACTGACGGTTTCCCACACTGGATCTTTAAGTTTACGATTAAATTTTTTCCCAAAAGAAAATATTTTTTCGAAGATTACGAAAGTTTCTAAACTTATCTCTCCTCCTAGATACTTTTTGAGTATTAACGGATGACCTTTCGAGCAATTGAATACTTCTTCTAATTTTTTTTCCGATAGTAATTTTTTTGATTGTTCTTTGAATAAGTAAGTCAAACTCTGCTGTCGTCTCATCCAGTCTGCGTATGTTCTTTCTCCAGAATTTATAATTTCTCCAATCCATAAGTTTTGTGGTGTATTTGTGGTTACGAAATTTGCTAACAAAAAGTCTGTAATCTCTTGATCTGAATACTTTCTGGATGTTTTCTCAAACCAATACTTATCCTTTCTCTTATTAAAGGATGTCATTGTTGCTCTTGACTTACCTCCATATTTAAAGAAGTCATATCTTTTATTAGTGAAATGACTCTTCATCGACAAATAAGTTTGGTAAGTTTCAAATGGTGTCACTTTCATCATCATCCTCTTCACATTCTAATTCTGTAATTGCATCGACTGGAACTTCTGCTTTTCCAATTCGATACCAGTGTTGATCAACTCCAATACTATCAGGTCTCACTCCAAGATACTCTAAATCTTGAAATGTATGTTCACGCAATATTGCCTGAAGTCGATAATGCATCAAGTCTTTTGTTTTCATTATAAAGGTAGTTTAGCTCGTGATGTCTTCTTCATAAAGTTTAACTGAATTGCATCATATTTCAACCTTTCTTTAAGAGGTTTTGTAACAAGTTTTGTCACAGATTGTATCTCTATATCGTTGACTTCACAATATTGACATATTGCATCTATGTAATTAATTTTTTCTTCGGCAACTATTTTTTCTATCTCCATCGAAAACTTCGTAGGAGTCAAGAACTTACTCTCCATTGCCTTTTCAAGTTCTTTATTTGGTTCCATAAAACTCCAGTTTGTCTCTAACAAATTTGTCGATGTATCTACCAAGAAGTCGAATATACTTGGCCTTGTCAGTTTCTTCATAAACAACGCATTCTCCATTTTCACATGCCATAATAATGACTAATTTTTTTACTGCTATATTTTTCATTTCATATAGCATACAACCATACCCCATAGCCTGAACGAAATAATGTTCGATCCACTCCCGTGGTTTAGGTTTTTTAGATGTTTTAAAATCTATGATTGCCAACTCACCATCATGTTCCGCAATACAATCAACAGTGCCAGCAATTCCTAGTTGTTTACTATATAGGGCACCTTCTAGAGTATGAATTTGATCGATACGATTTAGTTGTTCCTTTGATATTTTAAATAAAAAATCAGATATTGGAGGAACCTTTGGTAACTTTTCGTTCTTTAGATAATGCTCAGTGAGTGTATGCATATCTGTTCCACGAGTCGTGGCAGCTTTGGTTATGCGGTCTGCCTCTTCGTTACCAACTCTTTTTCTCCAATCAAGAAAAATCTGTTTGTTAAAATGACTGGTGATGGATGTGATGGATACTAATTTAAGTAACTCCTCTTCATTAGGTATTTTATAATACCTTACACCGTCAACTGTTTCTCTCTCAATTGGTTTAAGATCTAAGTCTATATGATTAAACATCAAAATTTATCTCTAGTTTCGACAAAAGATATTCTTTGACAAGTCCAGAACGAACAATGTCATTAATATCAAACTCCATTATATCAAATGATGGCATTTTACGCAAGATGTTCATGAAGTTAACGATGCCATTCTTGTCATTTGTTTTTACTAAGTCAGTCTGACTTGCATCACCACAGAAACATATCTTTGTATTCTCACCCACACGAGTGATAATACTGTCAAGTTCATGGAAGTTTAAATTTTGAAACTCATCAACAATAATTATGGAATTGTCTAATGTGGTTCCACGAATAAAAGATGTGCTCCAAAACTTAATTGTTTCCTGTGCCTTTAGATTACCATAGAGCATCTCAAAATCTGCATCAGATGGCATCTGAAACATATACTTTACCATATTTTTGTATGGTATCTGATAGATATCTGCTTTGTCCTCATGATCACCAGGTAGAAATCCAATCTCCCTTGTAGAGACCAATGATCTCACCAGATATATTTTTTCATAAGGTGTGTTCTCATCCAAGACATCAGAGAGTGCTTTATAAAGTGTGACAAAAGTTTTTCCTGTTCCTGCACAACCATATGCAACAATATTTTTTTGTGCATCATATGAATCAAACAATTTTTTTTGATTGTCAGATAATGGTTCAATGTCAATTAGATAAGCGTTATTGACAGGTTTTTTCCTCTTCATTTGTTTGGATGTCAAACCAACACCAATAGGTTGATCAGAACTTGATCCTCTTTTCCTTCTTGCCATTTTTTAATCGTCTATCTCAGGAGCAGATTGTGTAGTAGATTCAAAAGATCCTTTTCTTGCCAATCTTCCAGAAATACCACCAGATCTTTCTGATTTTTTTAGTATTTCATTCCAACTAGGATGTTTCTTATTTAATTTATCTTGCCATTCACCTACAACTTCCAGTCCTAAACCAGGAAAAGTAGAAGGATCTGAATAATCACGTTCCCAGTCTGGATTATTTTCTCTCCATTTATCCCAATCCATCACACTCATTACGACTTCTTTCTGTTCACCAGTTTTATTATTAATTACAGGATATGTTGCCATGATTTATTAAGTAATGTAAAATTATTTAGACCCACTCAAGTGCCTCAGACACAGCAGGGAATTGTTCGGTAAATACCTTACGACATGCCTCTGCGATATCCATATGTTCTTTTTGAGTTCCATGTGCTGATCTTAAATTAATATAATGTATCCACGAACGACATGATCCTGTCATATAAATTCTAGTTGGAGTGCAGAGTGGTAAAACCATTCTAGCACATTCTTTTGCCACACCCAACTCCAGCATTTGATTGTATAATGCAAGAGATGAACCAAAAAGAGTTCCCATTTGCATGTTTAAAGACTGTATCACTTTAGGATCTAAATCATCTGTAGAATTTTGACGATTTTTACTATCCTGTTTACGAAGTTTAGGTAGTTCTATGTTTCCTAGTAAATTACTATCGGCATATCTTTGAGAAAACTCTTGAAATGTAAAACTACGATGTCTTAATATCTGTGCAGCAATTGCACGAGTGGTTTCTATTTCAAGTGTCATTGTAGATTGCTCAAAAACAGACCAGTGGTTATGTTTAATACAATATTTTAATAATCCTGAATAATTTTCATTATCCTGATTTGATGGATTTGATACTCTGGCAATATATGCCATAGTTTTTTCAGCATCAGGAGTTATACTAATTAAATTGACCATCATTTAAATCCTTTTGGTTTTGATCTTTTTATTTCTTTCTGTAAAATTTCTAATTGCTCTTTCATGAATTTTAATTCCTCTGCATTATACAGATAATCTTGTTGTAGAGCTTTTTTTAAATTTTCTAAGATGTACTTAGTCCTCATTCATCGTCCTCAAAAATGTGACCATAATTTAAATCTTTTTCATTAAGTTTTTTATAATCCTCATAAGTCAAATAAGATTCCCTATCAGAATAAACCTCTGCTTTTAATTCAGAAACCGCACGTTCCAAGTCACTAATAAGAACTTTAAGATTTTCTTTGTTCATGAGATTTTCATTTTATTTATCATAACATAAAAAAAGGAGGGTTGCAACCCTCCTGATTTGTTAACTGCAAGGTGATGCCTTGCTTCTAAC